CTTCAATCTTGCCAGGGGTCAGAGAAGTGCTATCAGACAGCACTTCAAAATCACCGGAAAGGTTGGCTTTCCAGAATGGAACGTTGATGAAATCACCGCCCTCGGTGGCATTCAGCTCCGCCATTGGTTGAACCACACCGGAAGCCAAGAAGGCATCACGCTGGGTGGTCTGCTCAATGACGTAAGGAGTAAATACCTCGGGGATGATGATGTCAGAGCGAAGGGTCGCCATGACTAATCCTCAGAAAAGGGTTTACAGGGTGGGCGTAACCCAGATATGGCTTAGCGTAGCCTCGCCTTGTTTTTATATTAACGCCCTGCCGCTGCCTTCATCCGATCGTACAAATCACGGTCTGTTCTAAACAGACGAGATTGTTCGGTCAGATTAAACGACTCAGGCGCAAAAGGATTTTTAGTGCCTGCCGGGATTTCACTGCCGCCGCCGCGGCCAACAGGTGCACCACCGCCTTGAGGCTTTGGAGCTTTTTGCATCCATGAAGGCAGACTATTTTTGGCCCAGTCCACAACAGGCGTGCGCTCGTAGCCATCAACGACAACCACAGTGCCGTCGGCTTCACGTTCAATCTTGTCGGCTGACAGCTTGGTTTTAAGCACCAAGTCAGGATCATGAACGATGTCGGCTAGGGCAGATACGGCAGGGCTGATCAGCTCAAGCTCTCGCACTTTCGCTTCAAGTTCTGCAATGCGCTGGTCCTTCTGCGCCGACGCCTCACGGTACTGCTGCTCCAGAGCCTGTCGTGCTTCGGTGTAGTTGCCTTCTGCCTCCAGTTTTGATTGCTCGGCTTGCCGCTTGAACTCCAGGAGTTCTTCCACATCCACACCATCAGGGACCGCCTTTGCTTTTTTGAGCTTGCTGATCAGCTCATAATTTTTACGCTCAAGAGCTTCGATGCTGCTTTTAAGCGATTGTGTTTCTGTGTTGCTGGCAACGTCAGGCGCTGCAAGCTCTTGTGTTTGCTCTTCAGCCATTGTTAACCAAAGCGGTTAAATTGCTCTCACACTATAACTATCCCTACCATTTTTCCTTGGCTGCCCAGAATGCGGCTGACATTTTGCCTTTGGCGATATTTTTGGCATGACGGGCTTTGAATGATCGGCGCCTAGCGGATGCTGCTTTGGATTCACCCTCGCGTCGTGGTGATCCTGATACGCCTTGCTGTCCGAAACGGATCAGCTTGACCTTGTCGCCTTCTTTGGCAAGTACAGCATGAGACTTGTTTGGGTGTCGCGGTGTCCGCTTGGGTTTGTTGTAACCCTCGAAGGTTTCACCGCGATACGTGATGCTCATCGCCGTTTTGGTGCTGCCTTTACTTCAGACCGTTTTTTTAGAACGGCGTTGCCGGTTGATTCAGACTTGATCCGCACAATCGGATCATCATCACTGCCAACACGAGTCACAGTGCCGCCCGATGGTCCTTTAATCGTGGCGCGTTTGCCGCCAATACTGGTGATCACGCCATAGGTGCGTTTGCCTTGATAGGTCCAGCTAACACGATCGCCGCGTTTCACTTTTTCTTGCCTCCTTTTTTGGTCGCCGGTTTTTGAGGCTTTTTAGGGCCTGAATAGCGTGGCATGACCAAACAGCAGATGCCCTTAGTTTAACCGCGCTTGCGGGTTGGCTTGCGTTTACGAGTGATGCCTGCTTCAGCATAGGCAATCGCAGCAGCTTGCTGCCTGCTATAGCCCTCTTTGATTAGTTTGCGAATGTTTTGAGAAATTGTAAGCTGAGATTTACCTTTTTTTAACGGCACCGTATCGACTCTGCAGCTGTTTTAAGGTTAACTCTGAGCCATCGTCACGTACCAGTTTTGCCATTGCATCACGAGCACCATGTTTACGTGCCAACATCCTGAAGTATGGTGCTTTACTGCCCAAGACTTCTTGCTGACGTGCGGTGCCTTGGTCTAGCAGCCACTGGCCGTAGTTTGTATCAGCATCTACCATCCCGCCTTTAGCTGCACGTTTACCAGGGCGCGGTGGTTCAAAGCCCAAACCTTCATAATCAATCTCAGGCACAATGCTTGACCTGCAGCCAAAATGCTGCGGCGGTTTCGGACCTTTGCCGTACTCAAATACTCTGCCATCAAGAGCACGGCAGATGGCTGATGTCCGGCTGTCTAAAGTTGCGACATATTTATATTTCTTGGTGATGTCTTGGTTTGATTCATAGACGCGGTTTGACGCCTCGTTAGCGACTTGATTAACGCTAGTGCGAACAATGCTGACGACTTGATGGTTTGCCATTTTGGTTAACTCACCGCCTGACAATGCCAATTGCTTTACAGTTTTGGCTTCTTCACCAAACTCCAAGCTGCCACGAAGTCTGCGGGCAATGTCTGCGGTAGGCTCACCAGTCAACAAACCCTGCCGTACAACGCTGCTAAACCGCTCAGCTTGCGATTCTGCCAAGCCACGAAAAGCCTTCGTGACTACCTCACCATTGGGTAGCGTGATTGTTGCACCTTGCCGAGCAGTCAGGCTGAATGTTGCCGGTGCTCCAATAGCGCCAGCACCCTCGACAGCAGCAAATAGGTCATCACTAAGCGCTACGACGTTCATCTGCGTTGGATCGGTCACCACAACCGACTGAGCAAACTGCGGGCTGATCTCAACGCTGCGGACCATATCCCTGGCACCAGCAGGCAACGCCTTGCGTAGCTGCTCCTCAACAAACTCAGACTGCAGCTCTGCTAAACCCTGCAGCTCTAGTGCTGTGATCTCGGTGCTATCGCCAGCCCAAGTTGCCAATGATTCCTTAAGCTGCGCCAAAATCGAGCGCAACCTAGCAGCTTTCACTGGGGCACGTAACTCATCAACCGTCTGCAATTGATTAACAGAATCAATGATAATATCGTTGTACTGGTTGATGATACGCCGCGCCACGCTGTTGCTATACCGATTAAGATCAATCGCATTACGGAAAATTGTTGATAGGTTTGGTGGTAACGTCATTGGGTTGCATAGATACCAAGACTTTTTGCATCGTATTGAGTTTGAATTGAAACATCGGCACCAGCTTTTAATGCCTCATTAATCACTTGCGTAAAGCCTGGCATTATATCTTTCTCTTCTTCTAGCACTACTTCCTCAACATGATCTGCTTTACCTTTGTGATACCAAGTGAGCCTAACCAATGCAAATACCTCAGGCGGCATTTCATGCTCGCAAACGTAAAGGATACGTTGCCGTTCTGGTTCATGTGGAGCAGTTGGCATGATCCAATTCAGTAGCGACCTCAGCGTAGAAACGATGCACCAGCGGAAGCTACACATCATGTTTCAGTCGCTGGTGATGGCTGATCCATGTTGATCAGTCCTCCATTCTGCGTAGCCTCTAGCTCTTCTTCAATATCAAAGTCATCACCAAGGATTTCGCCTTCAGCCAGTTGATGCAAGAGCGTTTCCTGCGTGATAGTGCCCGCGGTGTAAAGCTGCAACAGGGATTGGATTTCTTGCGGTTCAAGCCGTGAACCAAGAAAATCACGGTTAATCATGCAGCTACCAGCTTGAGACTCACCCAAGAATTGTGCGTGAAACTGCAAGCAGTTGTCGATGGCGTCTTGCATGTTTTGCGCGATCACCATCATGGTGCTATCGCCTTGGCTACGATCGATGCGCTTTGCCTCAGCGGTTTCGGCTGATAGCTTCTGGCCGAGCACAGCAGAAAGCCCAAGCTCATTAATTTGAGATGCGATCTGTTCAAGACGCTTGAACTGTGCCTCGTATGATTTGCCGTCTGGCTCGATATATTCTGCACGACCTTCAGCAGGAAAGGCCAATGCTTCACCAGGACCAGCAGATACTTCCTCAGCGGATGACGGGAAGCCAAAGAATGCCAGCATTGGCACTGCACTGATATGCAGTTGATTGTCTAGGTCGGATTGAACTTGGTATGCCTTTAGGTTGAGTTCGGCAATGTCTTCCAGTGGTGGCCTGGATTCCATCGTGTTGTAACGGTTGGAATAGGCTACAGCGAATGGGATTCTGTCAAGGCTGGTGGTACCTTCATCAACGATACGGAAGTCGCCTTTTTTATCTTTACGGTGGATCTGATACTCACCAGGCTTTAGGACACGAATCTGTTCTACCTGCTCTTCACCGTATTCACTGTCGTCTGATGGGATGATGACAGATTCAAGCAAACGGAGCTGCGTCAGTTGCGTACTGCCATCTTTGATTTCAGTGCGGAAGCCAAGGATCTCCCGTGGTGTGTAACTCACCCAATACGGGCGACCACCATCTGACGGTGCATCAACAAGAATGCCGACATGACCGTAACGGATCATCTTACGAGCGGTTTCGTAAGTCCAAGTATTTAGGTCATTGCCTTGTAGGTCAACGTCGAATAACTGTTCGCGGATGGTATCAGTAACGTCGTTTAGGCGTACAGGTTTACGGGTTAGCATTCCGGCCAGCATCCGTTCTAAGCGCTGGTAATAGGGTGGACAGACAGATCGTGCTAGGCGGTTGTCATAGCTTTCGTCTAGCTCTCGCGGTTCTTGAGGAAGGTAACGCCTGTGCTTACGGCGCATTCCGTAGGTGCCTGATATTAAGTCTTCAATGAGCACCCAGTGAGGTTCTTGAGCGTACCAAGCGGTATTTGGGTCATTGACTTTGGTGACAGCACGCTGCGATTGCGGGCGATCGTAGAAGTTATAGCCTGAGTACACAGCGCTGATGCGGTCAATACTGACAGTTTAGGCAGGCAACAAAAAAAGCCCCCCGAAGGGGCTGGATAGGCTCAAGCTTCCGCAAGTGCGTAAAGAGCAGATTTAATGTCAGCTGCTTTGTAAGCTTCAGCGGCAGCAGCGATAGAACCAAAGCGGCGACCTTTTGCCAGCTGCTTCATGCCTTTGCGCTGAATGAAAACCATGACGTGACCAAAAGCTGTGC